GCGACTGGCAATGTCGGTGTCGTAGTCCTCAATCAGGTCACCTGCCAACTGGGCTAGGTCACCCTCACTCATACTCTCAGCTAGGTTATCGTCGAAGTCATCTTCTTCGTCATCGGCAGGCTCTATGTGCATGGAGAAGCCGGGCCCCTCAATATCTACTGACTCGGGATCGACCACCGTAATCTGTAGTGGTTCTTGGTCATCCATCTCTCCAAGCTGGTCAAGTCCTTGAGGGGCAGCATATAGTGCCCGGTCCATATTAGTAGCCATCATCTGCCCTTCAAAGTCGCTCGGTTTGTTGAGCGGTTATATGTGTAGTCTTGCGGCTTGTGCCCTTGCCGTTTAACGGTTCTATCTACCGCACGTTCTTCGGCTGTCATCGAGTTACGTTTCTGACCTGCTGCTGTTAGCGTGCCGTCATCGTTCATTTGACCACGTTTCTTTAGTATGGCGATGGCAGTATCCTTGTTACCAACCTGCGCTGCAAGCCGGTCCACCAACTGATTACGCCCCATGAATTTCTGCGTAGCCATCATCTGTCCTTAATAGTACGCCGCTTTTTTGCGGTACTTGTACAGGAAGTCATCCTCCGGCTCATCCGAAGGGAGACGTAAAAACCCACCTTGCCGAAACCTCAAAAGGGCCAGCGTAGTAGAGTCTACCAAGTCATCGTTAGTGCCACTAGGAAAGTCGTTGCATTCCTCAATAACATCCTTGGCCCACCGGCGGTCCGGGGCCCATACTATCCCAGATGCAAACAAGTCGCTGACCGCATTGACCCGAGCAATCTTGTCTTGGCCCTTGCCGGGGGTGAACTCCCCGACCGGGATACCCATCCGTCTGAATTCCTGATACAGGGCAGAGCCGTTGGATTTCTTCTCCACCATGAAGGCGTCCGGTTGCCACTCCTTATACTCTGCTAGAACTAACTTCTTAAGTTCTGGGTACTCTAGACGTTTCTTAATTGAATTAAGTAGGATGATGGCGAAGTTGTTGGTCTCTTCGTTGAAGAACACACCCCACGTAGTCAGGGCGTTGTAGTCCGATCGGTTGTTGGCTTCCTGTGCCGCATCCAAGCTCATAATAGTGAAGTCGCATACGGGCGGGTCTTCCTTCTCCCACACTTTCCACCACTCCCGCTTGATGAGCGCACCCTCTTCTGAGACAGGATTCTGCATGTACTGGGCATTCCAATAGCGCACATCCAGCCCTGCCTTCTTAGCAAGCAACTCTTCCACGGGCCAGAACTCAGGCCACAGAGCTTCCCCATCGTCCTTAATCGCTGGAAACTCAACCACTTCCCACTGGTCAACGCCCTCTTCCTTGTTCATCTGGGACACGATCTGCCCAGTCAAGTCGAGCTTTGACCAACGGGTCATAACAACCACAATCGCACCTCCCGGCATAAGGCGCTGGAGAGGGCCAGACTGGAACCACTCCCAAGCAGGAAGAAAGACTTCGGGCTTTCCAGTTTTAGCTTCTTGCTCAGAATGAGGATCGTCAATAATAAATAGGTCAGCACCCCGGCCTGCAAGAGCGCCTCCGACACCAATTGCAAAGTACTCGCCATTGAAGTTCGTCCCCCAACGTGAGGCCGACTTTGAGTCAGCCTGCAGTTCTATCTGCGGAAATATGTCCCGATAGTTCTCTGAGCCCACCAAGTTACGCACGCGCCGACCAAAATTCACAGCCAGATCGGCTGTGTGGGACGACATGATGATCTTCTTTTGAGGGTATTTGCCTAAAAACCATGCAGGTGCAAGGTAGGAAATTAGCTCAGATTTACCATGGCGCGGGGCAATGTTGACGATGACCCGCTTTTTCTTGCCGTTGGCAATATCTTCAAAGATTTGGGCCAGTTTTAGGTGGTGGGGGCCAACTTTGTACCCCGGATAGACGTGTTTAACGAAATCTAGGAAGCTCTCTTTGCCCAAATTTTGCGTTATTTGGGTGTCGTAGGTCTTCAAAAGCTCAAGAACACGCCTTTTCTGCTTCTCAGGCATCTTAGGCAACGCCTGCCGCAGCTTAAATAGCTGTTCTGGGGTTAGTTTGAGGGTTTCACTCATCGACTTCCTGTTCTAGCCGGACAACTTCGCGGGCTTCTACGTCGATTACGCGGTTTTCCAGTGCCCCGAGGGTATCAAGTAGCTCTTTTTCGACCTCTTCGATGGTCTGCACCTTGTGGGTAATTTCAGTGCGCTTCTTGAAGGCGTCCACACCATCAACTTCACCTAATTTAGCAATAGCAGAGATGCGTGTCTTGGAGTCTTTGGCGTTTTCTACCTCCATTACCAGCTTATTGACCACGTACATCTTGAAGTCGGAGAGTTCCTCCACTATAGATACGTTCATCTGGGCAACCATGCCCGCTAGTAAGGCAAGTGTCTCGTTGGGGTACTTGGCAAAGTCGGGCCGATGCCGGGAGTCGGTGATCATGTCGCGGGCCAGCTGTTTAGCTTGGTCCATGTTGTCACTTGTGGGGGATATAGGTGACCCTGTTAAGTCTGAGAAAAACTTAATAGTACTGGCGCGCATCTCTAACTCCTGAGCAGGGGTGAGCTCAGGAAAGGCTTCCTTGGAGTTGTCTGGTAGAGGAATGTTCTCCTCGATGTTAGGCACCAATGCAGTCATGTCGGAATATCCGTTGAGGGGGCCGAAGCCCCCATGTTCACTTATCGCTTACAAAGTTGTTCAGCTCTCTAGCCCGTTCCAAAACATCAGCGAGAGTAGGCCAAGTGACCTCCTCGTTATGCGCTTTCTTTGCATGGTATTCATCTTCAAGCATAGATTTAGCCAAATTAACCATAGAAAAACGAAGTTCAAATGCGTTCATGTGTGTACTCCAGTGTGTAGTAGCGAAGGTGCTACGGGGCCACTATAGCATTTCCGGAATTTTTTGTAAAAAATTTTTTTACACGGGGTCGGGATTTAGTGACGGGGGGTGTTTTGAGAATTGAGGTAATCGTTTGTCTATTGCTAAGTGTATAGGGGGGCGGATGGGACCCGCGCGGCGTCTGGGGGGTGGGGGTCGAGGGGGTCTCAGGTGCCAAACTTGACATATGGGCTGGTTTATGAGATAATTCAATCAATGCAAGGCAATCCCGCTGAGCAGACACAGGAGCACATATGTTGAAAGCCATATGGTTGTGGCTCACCCACTACGAGGTGATAGCCATGGATAGAGCTAGCGGATACGCCCATCATTGGTGGGCCCGCAACGAAGCAGACGCGTTGGAGTGGACGCGCTGTTACAAGCCCCGATACACGGTGGTGTACGGTAAGCACGGAAAGCTGCTCGGTGGTCGCCGCGCAGTGTATTAACCAACGGGGGCTTCGGCCCCCATCTTTAGGAGCAATGACATGAGCAAAGACACTCGCACGACGAAAGAGAAGCGCAGGGAGATTAGCGACCTACACAAGGATGTGTATGGCTACAGGCCAGACATGGAAACGTGGCAGGAGATTATCGCTTGCACCGATGCCCAGATCGAAGAGTATTGGGATGAGTTGTGCGCTATGTTGACGTCAGACTAATAATTATTCAGGGAGGGTTTCATTAACTTTAGGAGCAATGACATGAGATATACGGTTCAGTACAGCGACCTTGGGTCGCAAGAGACGGCTAATAAAGCATTGGCTGACTGCAAGAAGTGGTTGGGCAACGCCCAGTTCAAGAAGGTCTGCGCTATCCTGATGGCAGACAACGGACGGACATCTGCAAGCTTGGTGCGATTTGGTCTGATGATGCAGGGCATCGAAGGCTACCCAGCTAAAGTGATGATGGACACGCACTGGACACGACAGCGCGACCTGTTCGACGCCGAGTGAGAGGAGGGGGCTTCGGCCCCCTTCTTTTTTGGCTCATTGATGCCAGTTATTTTCTGCCGCGTGCGTGTAGTGCGCGAGTGCGTGAGAGCGCCCATTCAGGCGCCATACTTGACATATAGGCTCATTTATGCGATAATTACCCTATCAACGTAATCATGCGTTGATGATTGTTAAACCCTTTGCAAAGGAAATTACCATGGCTCAATTTACAGCCGCTTCCGCTTTTGACTCCGCTCTTATCGACCTCTCCGAAGGTGTAACAAACGCGAAGAAGCGCGTTTCGATCCTCCGCTCTAACAAGGCACGGATTCAAAAAATCCTCCGCCCCATCGCATTGATTGTCTCCGGCGCAGGCTTGAAAAACGTCAATGCTCACGTCAGCGCTGACGCTTATTCGGACAATTTCCAAATCGGCGTCTACTTGTATGGTCTGGAAAGTTTTAAAGTTCCTGTGCTTGCATCGTTAGTTGAATACCTGGATGGACTGTGCGAAGATGGTTTGACTCGCACTCGCGAGTGGCCCGAGAGCTTGAATCGGGATTATCACTTCACCCTTCCAAAGGGCCACCGGGTTTCCCTTTGCGTCTACGTGAAAGATGATTCTCCCACCTGCAGAAAGGTGGTAATCGGAAAGGAACTGAAAGAGGTTTTCAAGTATGAGATTCAGTGCGATTGATTCCCACTGACTAGGAAAGGGCGGCGCAAGCCGCCCTTTTTTTGCGCCCACGTTTTTGATGCCAGTTATTTTCTGCCGCGCGCGTGTGGCGAGCGTGGTCGAGCGCGTTACTTAGTGTCCCACTCAGGCGTGGGACTTGACATAAGGCGTGGTTTATGAGATAATTACATCGTCAGCGTGATTCTGCGTTGACGATTTTCTTTCCCTTTTTTAGGAAATGTCACCATGGCAAAAAAAGCCGAACTATCGCAAGCAGGCGAAACCCTGCAATTTAAATCACTCTCCGATTTTGCTTTCGCGCATGCGGGTTTGACGGGTAAGGTACAGGAAATGGCAAAGTATGCAATTGCCAATATCGCGGGTTTCCCCGCCGAATGCCCCGATGAAAGCAAAGCCGAACTGAAAACGGGTTATCAGAAAAAATGGGGGTCGTTACACCCGCCCATTATGTTTATCAATGTGGGCGGGAACTATCTCGCGGAAACCGATATTGACACAACAAAACTCACGGGAGACCATGAGCGCCGGACAATTAGTGCGGACTATCTCATGAACATCACAACGCATGAGTATGGGACAATGGGGAAAGACGATCCCGCATGGCGCAAGATAGTAGAGAAATATCGGGAGGCCATGAAAGAGTATGCAAATAATCGTTTCAACGATTTGTTGAAAGCCGCAAAAGCCGTTATCGCTGAGACAACGCCCGGTGCAAAGCGTACCCGCAACATTGTTTTGTTTACTGCATCGGTGCAGAAAGCATTTGATGGTTTCGAGAAATCAGTGAAAGTGAAAGCAAAAGCCGGAAGCGGAGACAATACCGCAAACCCTGTGCAATTCAGAATGGCAGTCGATGCATTCTGGAAGGCGTACAATACCAAATAATATTGGTAGATGAAACCCGCTAGGCCGCAAGGTCTAGCGGGTTTTTTTTCGCCCCGCTATTTGATACCAGTTATATAGTGGGGCGCGCGCGAGGGGCGTGGCTTGTTTGAGCGCGCACAGCGTAGACAAGGACACTAAATAGCGTCCCACGTTTGCGTGGGATAAGAAAACGGTACGCGAAGTACACGAAATCAGGCTCTATGGATTAAGAAAACGGTACACCACGAGACAAATTGTACATATACTTGGTTTAAGCAAACGGTACGCGATAGAAAACGGCGTTTGTTCTAGTTTTCTGTTCCGCAAAACAGGCTTTGTTCTGTTTTTAATAACACTATTAGAACAGGGTTGAGCGTTGATTTTAAAGGGAAAAACGGTGTTTTGTTCTAATGTTCTACGAATTTTTTTGGATAGGGGAGATTTTGGCGAAAACTTGTGTGGCACGAAGGCTTAGCAGCTTCTGCAACGCCTTATGCAAAAACAGCGTCAAAAGGAGGCATATACCCTCAAAAACAGTAGAACATAGAACAAACCTCTCTTTTTTTAATTTATAAAAATATTTTTATGAATGAAATCAACGACTTACAAGCGCCCACCCCACAAAATCATGTTCTATATGTAAAAGTCGAAAACTAGAACAAATAGAACAAGTAGAACAAGCCTCCACACTACGTAACTAATGTAAATAAAGCCTTGACATAAGAGTCAAAATCGCCTACAATGGGGGCGTAGGGCGTAGAAGAAGATGAGTTCACCGTTAATCAGTTCCCCACGCAAACGTGGGATTTCAAACCTCGAAGGAGTAACACAATGCTATCGTTTATGACCGCAACAGCCGACCAACAGCGCGATGCCACCGCATGGCTCGCATCCCTGCCTCGCCACCTCCGCAAGCAGTTTCGTGCAACTAAGCATGATCGTGCAACCCCGCCCAATAGAGCATCCCATGACGGAGTGGACTCTTATATGAAAACTGAGTTCCGCATCGACCACTACCACACACAGAATCTTGAGTTCCTTGATAGGGCTTACGACTTTGACGAGTTCGGCGACATCGACAATGAGTTTGATGGGCTGACCATCCACGAGCCAGACAGCGAGGCCGCACTCTGGGCCTTCTGCACAGGCTACGACACCATTTAATTTATTTTTAGGAGAACACCATGGGACAGATGAAGAACCTCTACCTCGACCAGCTTGAGGCTGACAATGCCGACCAACCTGTTGAAATCACTATCTATGTGCTGACAATGGGCGGCAAGCCCTGCAACGCCTACACGGACAAGGCCGATGCCGACTACGAGGCATGGCTGTGCAATCAGGCTGATGCACACAACGAGGATGGCGAAGTCAACCTCTTTGCAGTGACCGAAGTCCAACTGCTTACCTAACCCCCCACTAACCCGTTGGAGACTAACTATGAAACAAATAACCGTTGAGATACGGCAGCAGTACGGCAACACTGTGCTGTACCCCGTCTGCGAAGATGCCCTCCGCTTTGCCGCCATTGCAGGCACAACCACTCTGACTGAGCGCGTTCTGACCTGCGTGAGGGGGCTCGGCTACGAGATCACCTACACATACACCTACCCCAAGGGGAACCTGCCATGAGTGCATTACTAGTTGCAGGACTTACCCTGCTCGGAAGCATGAGCATAGGCGCGGGCCTTGGCGCAGAGGGCTACATCGGCAATGCGTTGCTTATCTGTGGCGGGTTTCTGTTCGG